TAACTGGCGGCAGTGGCTCGACTGGCAGCATTACACTGGTAACTGGTGCTACTCTCAATGATGTTGTCGTTATTACTCGTGACGTTACCCTTGAACGTGTAACTGACTTCCCCACCTCCGGCCCATTCCAAGTCGCGTCACTGAACACCGAACTGGATAAAGTCGTTGCTATGATTGCAGACATGAAAGACTTGGCTGATCGTGGCCTTCGTCTTTCTGACTCTGATACATCCGCTACTCTCGTCCTTGCCAATAAGGACGCTAGGAAGGGGACGGTTCTTGCGTTTAATGCAACCACTGGTGCTGTTGAGGTCGGCCCGACCATTGCCGACACAAACACTGTGGCTCAGATTAAGGCTGATATTTCTACTGTTGCTGGCATCTCCGCCAATGTAACCACTGTTGCTGGCATTTCTAGCGATGTAACAACTGTGGCAACCAACAATGCAAACGTAACGACTGTTGCTGGTCAAACAACCAACATGCAGAACATTACGGATAACCTAACTGCTGTTCAAAACGCAGCCACCAACGCCACGACTGCCACAACTAAGGCCAGCGAAGCTGCTGCGTCTGCCACTGCTGCTGCCACCTCAGAAACCAATGCGGCTACCTCTGAGACTAACGCTGCAACCTCGGCTACCAATGCTTCAAACTCAGCCAGCGCGGCCTCTACGAGTGCCTCTGCGTCTGCTACGAGTGCTACTGCATCGGCTAATAGTGCTACTGCTGCGGCAACCAGCGAAACCAATGCTGGCACGAGCGAAACCAACGCAGCCTCAAGTGCTTCTGCTGCCTCTACCAGCGCAAGTAACGCCGCCACATCAGCTACCAACTCCTCCTCCTCTGCCACTGCTGCTGCTACGTCTGCAACCAACGCTGCTACTAGCGCGACTAATGCTGCTACATCTGCTACTGCTGCCTCTGGCTCTGCTACGGCGGCTGCTAACAGTGCTGCTGCTGCGGCTGCTGCCTTCGATAATTTCGATGATACTTATTTAGGAAGCTTTACAGCCGATCCAACAGTCGATAATGACGGTGACGCTTTGGTGGAAGGCGCATTATACTTCAATACTTCTGCAAATGAGATGCGCGTATATGATGGTGCTAACTGGATTGCTGCCTCATCTGCTGGCACAGCATCTATCTTGGAATACAACTACACAGCAACAGCCGGGCAGACCACCTTTTCTGGCACAGACGATAACTCAGCCACACTGTCTTACACAACGGCTAACCTGATTGTTACCTTGAATGGTATCGTGCTGGAAAACGGCACTGACTACACGGCCTCCAATGGCACTAGCATTGTGTTGACTGTAGGTGCTGCTGCGGGTGACGAGTTGAATGTCATTGCGTTCAAATCCTTTACTGTGTCTGACACGGTTGCCGCCAGCACGGGCGGCACGTTTAGTGGTAACGTAAATGTTCCCAGTCTTACGCTAGAGGATGGAGCTAGTGACTGGTCATTTGAGGTTGTTAGCAATAATCTTGTTATTAAGTATGGTGGCACTGGCAAAGCAAAGCTAGATACATCTGGCAACCTGACCGTTATTGGTGACGTTACAGCCTTTGGCACTATCTAAGGGGTCTAAGCAATGGCACTTCCTGCTTCTGGTGCAATATCGTTAAGCGACTTTAATACCGAACTGGGTATCACCGCAGGCACGGCAATCAGCATGAGCGATGCAGATGTTCGTGCTTTGCTTGACCTTGCGTCTGGTGCTGAGGCATCGTTTTCTGGTTATTATGGTGCGTCGAGCATTGTAGACATCGCCCTGACAATTGCAGCCAACACAAACAATTACAATATATTCAGCAGCAAGGGCGGCACATATTCTGCTGGCAAGTCAAACGTCACCCTGACTATTAACAGTGGCGTAACTGTCGGCTCAACCAGCACAGGCACATATGCGCTTGAAACTGGCACAGGATGGGCAACAGGCGACACCATTACCATCGTCAATAACGGCACAGTCAAAGGCCGTGGCGGCGATGGCGGTGCTGGTTCAACTGTAAACGCCAACAATAACAGTAACATCGGGCCAGACAGCTACCCTAATGGCGGAAATGGTAACGCTGGCGGCAATGCGTTTAGAGCGCAATTCGTAACAACCTTCACCAATAACGGCAGCGTTTACGGCGGCGGCGGTGGTGGTGGCGGTGGTGGTGGTTTTCAGTTTGCATCGGGCAAATCGGCCTTTATTGCTGGTGGTGGCGGCGGTGGTGGCGGCGCGGGTGTAAATGCTGGCTCAGGCGGCGCTGGTGGAGGAGCCACGTTTCAAAACGTTGCAAACGATTTCACCCATTCTGGGGATTCGGGTTCATCAGGCACATCGACATCGGGTGGCGCTGGCGGTTATAGCGGCGGCGGCCAACAGTATCAGAATGCAGCAGGCGGCAACGGCGGCGGGCTTGGTTCAAATGGCTCAAACGGCACAACCATAGCCACTAGTAGTACTATTACTGGTGCTTCACCATCAGGCGGAAGCGGCGGGACACGAGGATACTACCAAGTCGGTAGCACATTTATTAACTCAGGCGGCGGCATAACTGGAACTGTCGCGGGAAGGAGTGGCTAGTTATGGCAACTTATAAATTACATGTCTCTGGATACATCGAAGAAACGCAGCAGCTTTTGGTTTCGTTTTCGTCCGACGATACGGCGCGTGAAGCCGAAGACTACCAAGCCTTGGCCTTTGATGTCGTGCCATATGGTGAGGCCACGCCCGAAGAAATTATGTCGATGATTGCCAAGACTGCGCCGACTACCACAGGCGATATTGTCACGCAGGAAACTTACACCGACAGCAGCGACAAGGCGGAGGGCTTGAAGGCTCTAGTCGGGCAATCTTTTACATACACTGATGATGACCTTCTCGCCCCAGAGGAGCAGGTTGAAGAAGTATGACGTTAAGAAATCAAAACTTAGGCACTACCGAAGATATAAAGTGGAAAACTAGTTTCCAGTTTCAAAATAACGCTCGCTGGATAAAAGACCAAACTCAAGACGACCTGTTTCATGTCTCGTTTATATATGACAATCCTGTAGGGCATAAAATTGTTGTTGAGACAGCAAACACAGACAGTCCTCAAAACGGTTCTGGTGTAGTTCCTACTCACGAAACGATGAGTAATGTAATTGTGGGCTGGGATAATTACGTTGTATCGTCTGGAGCAATAACGGTTTTTTACGAATGGAACTCTGGCGACATTACATCAAGTGAAGTTGATGCTTATGTTTCTTGGCTGCAAACAGCTAATATGGGGGCTACTGTCGAAAATATTATTAAAACTGACACCAGCCTTAGCCACGACTTCGTTGCGGGAAACATAACGGGCGGACTGCATAGCTTAATACGCTATCAATTGAACGCAAAGGTGACCTTGAGCATTAGGGACGCAAACACAAAAATCGGTTGTTTCTTGCGTCCGCAAAGAAAACATCTTGATTGGTCAACGGGCAGCTATACTGTTGCTGGCGGCGAAACTGTTAATGTCGACAAACAGGGAAGTGATTGCTACGTGTCCCTTGTTGGTGACGGACTTCGGGTCAGTGGCGTAACAAAAGACGACATGTCCATATTGAAGCTGACATCTGATAGTATTATAGTTGAAAATACAGGAACGGAAACACGCAAGATTGGCGTGATTTGGAGAGACTAATGAGTAACGCAAGAGATTTATCAAAGTTCTTACAAGAGGGCGGTGAGGTTGATACAGATACGCTGGTCGTTGACAGCACGAATAATCGGGTTGGCATCGGCACGACTTCGCCATCTGCTCCTCTTGAAGTAAATGTCTCAGGCGCAAGTGACGCACTGATTTTAACTCGTGACACAGGAACAAATGGCGAGTTGCAAATAGACTTTAACGGCGCAAACGCAAGCCATAATAGCGTGCAAGGTGGTCATACATTTGCGACAAACGGCACAGAACGCATGCGCATCCTATCAAGCGGCGGCATCACATTTAACGGCGACACCGCAGCCGCCAATGCGCTGGACGATTATGAGGAAGGCACTTGGACGCCGACTCTTGGTGGTTCTTCTTCTAATCCAACTGTTTCGTATTCTTCCCTTAGAAGCGGAACTTACGTCAAAATTGGCAAATTAGTTTATTGCACTTTTATTATGGATATTGCGTCTTGTTCTGGAGGCTCTGGGACTGCTGTTATAGCTGGCTTGCCTTACACTGTTGAAAACAACAATGCTTCTTACGGAAATCAACCGCTTCTCATTGATAGGTTGGCTGGTGACTATCGACAAGTTAGTTCACAGCCATCCCCAAATGGAAGTTGGGTTTCAATGATACGAAATGCAGGTAGTACAGGCAGTCATGCGGGTGTAGATGTATCAACTTTAGCCAATATGAGTTGTAGGGGAACTATTATTTACAGAGCATCATAACCCGTCTGGAAGTCGGGTCGGACAGGTGGCAATCTCGCCACGATAAACACAAGGAAACAAACAAATGACATTAACTAAAACAATCAAAGTAGATAAAATTGAAATCGTAGGCGAGTTCAAAGCTGTGCAAGTTCGCACCGCTACAGTCGTCAGTGAAGATGGCACGGAACTGTCACGCAGTTACCAACGTCATGTCATCCAAGCGGGTGACGATTACAGCAGCGAAGATGCAGAGGTTCAGGCCGTATGTGCGGCAGTGCATACTGACGAAGTTGTTGCCGCTTATCAAGAACACATTGCTAATCAGGAAGCAGAATAATGGAAACTGTAATTACATATATCACTGCCATCGTAGCAGCCGCTTCGGTGATTGCTAACGTAACCCCCTCTATGCGAGACAATGAGATCCTCGCAAAGATTGATGACTTCATTCAGAAGTTAGCCCTTAACTTGCGTAAAGAGAAATGACAGACGAAATGAAATCTACTGTTGACCTTGCAAGCGGCGGCGTAACGCTCGGCGCGTTCTTTGATGCACTGCCGGAAATCGCCGCCCTGTTTGCACTGGTCTGGTGGATCATTCGTATTTGGGAAACTGACACGGTTCAAAAGTTTTTCAAAGGTGACTAGCCGTGAACTTTGGCGAGACACTTCTTGCTTACTGGCCTATCCTCACCGCAGCGATGGCTATGCTCTGGTGGTTTAGCCGGGCTATATCTTCTCTCGAAAACAAAACAGATAGAATGGATGAACGCTTGAAAGATAGCGAATCCAAAATCACTCAACTTTTTACTTTCTTTAACCAGTCAACGCAGCGTAGGCTTGATAAGCTAGACAGGCTAGAAGAAAAGGACAAGTAAGTGGGCTATCAGACTGTGCGTAATGCACATCAACTGGGTCGCGTGGGGGAGTTAATAGCCGAAGCTGTCTTTGAAGAGACTGGTTTGAAATGCTGTCGAGTAAATCACGAGGGTTTTGATTTAATAATCTTTGATGATAACAATGAAAGTTATCGGGTCGAAGTAAAAGCCGCCAGCGTTAGTCAGTCTGGTGGATTGCGCTATAAATTTATGACCAGCAAGGGAAGTAAATCAAAGCGCGTTATCAATAGTGAGGACGCAGACTTGGTTTGTTTCGTGGCCTTGCCACTAAGAAGGTGCGTGATAAGGTGTATTACATCTGTGGAGAAAAAGCGGACAACAGTCCGTGCTACAGAGTTTGACGAACCCGAAGCTACGCAGATACGCAAAGCATTGGATAAAGTAAGGAAGAGGAAATGATGAATATCTTTAGTGCGGTTGCTGGCATCGCCGGAAACTGGGTAGATGGCAAGGTTCAAGAAACCAAAGCCAAAGCAGAGGTTAAGGTCGAGAAGGCAAGGGCTGACGCTGCCGTTCAAAAGAAGATTGCAACAGGCAAGATTGATTGGGAAGCCAACATGGCTGACGCAACCAAAGGCTCGTGGAAAGATGAGTTTGCTCTCGTTGTCTTGATGCTTCCTGCAATCCTAGTTTTTATTCCATCGCTTACCCAGCAAGTGCGGGAGGGGTTCGCGGTGTTGGATACGCTCCCGCAGTGGTATCAATACCTCTTGTTTATCGCCGTGACAAGTTCGTTTGGGGTGAAGGGTGCAGACAAGCTGATGAGTATGCGCGGAAAAAAGTAGTGACTCCTGCGGGTAAACCCGCCCCCACCAAAGGGCGAATCACACCCAACTTTACTTTGCAGGAGATGACCAAGAGCCAGACCGCGACCCGGCTAGGCCTCGACAACACCCCAACAGAGGAACACATCTCCTCTCTTCGAGCGTTGTGTGAAGCAGTCCTTGAGCCTACGCGCAGCCAGTTCAATGCCCCTGTGATTGTATCAAGCGGCTACCGCAGTGAGTTTCTGTGCGAAGAGATTGGCAGCAAGCCCACCAGTCAGCACTGTAAGGGGGAGGCTGTTGACTTTGAAATCATTGGGGTCGATAACCACAAGGTCGCTTCTTGGATTCAATCCAACCTAGAGTATGACCAGTTGATACTGGAACACTATGAGTCCGGCAAACCCAATAGCGGCTGGGTGCATGTGTCCTACAAGAAGGATGGACAGAACCGCAAACAAGCCCTAACTTTCAATGGTCGCAGTTACCAGCAAGGTCTAGTTAAATGAGCCAATATGATTTCAAGATGACTATCGTGGAAGGGGATGATGGTTTCCCCGTGTTAGTGCTGGAGTTTTCTGGGCTTGCTGATATGGAAGAAGCGGAAGAACTATCAGAAGAGTTGTTCGCTATTATGTCCGGCGAAGAGCCGCAATCATACCTACACTAGAAGGTGATTGATTCCATTACTTGTTTGGGGTCTAGCAACTCATCTTGCGTTGCACAGTAACACTCTTTCGACAGGCCACTAGGCACACCATACCGAGAGGGAAGGTAAAGGTCTGATGACCACATGCCACCAGCAAGGTCATACTCCCCATCCTGTCCCGTCATCAACACGAACATATTGATAGCAGGGTTTTTCCTGAACGAGATTAGTCGCCCTGTTTTATGTATCGTTGTCTTCACATCAATGACTAGATTATTAAATGTGAGGTCGCCCGGATCTTCACCATTGAGGGAGGAGCGGTGATAGATCTCGAAGATTTCTGTTGGGTAAACGCCTAGCATTTTGGAGAAAGCCAGTTCACCCATCGCACCTTCGTAATCAACGAAGATAGGGTCTTTGGGAGATACCCTTAGTGCATCTTCTGGAGCGACCTCACGAGCAGCAGCGTTACGGGAACGCGCTACAAAGAGGCAGAGTCTTTTCTCTGCTTCATTCAGAGTGGTGTGCATTATTGAAAAACTTTTCTTGTGACATCAGCCCCACCCCAATACGCACCATGTTATACAAAGCGCGAGGGGTCATGCCCCATACATTGTAGGAGGGGTCAACTGTATTATCTCGGACACATAGCTGCGCCGGATACTGCGGGTCGTTTGATTGTCGGATATAGATAAGAATGTTTTCTGGCACATCCATTTCTTCAAGGGCTTTCATTGCTGTCGCTGCCCTCATTTCTTTCCAACCAACTGAATCGTTTGGCATAGATGCAATCTCGCGCAGCTTGCCCTCTGCTTGGATTGCTCTTTGCTGCCATGCTGTTAGTTCATCCATAATATGTTGTCATCTTCCCGACTAATTCTTCGTAGTCCTTGAGGGTCATTCTAATCTTGTGGCCTATCTTGACCACTGCCACACTGTGCTTGCGGCATAACTTCTTCACATCTTGAGGGGGGACGGACAGTGCCGCCCCCACCTCTTCGATGGTCAGTAGCTTAGAAGGGGATGCTGTCGTCCACTGGCTTGCTACGTGCTTCTGCATTGTTACCACCTTGCTGCTTGTCGCTAAATGAAAGAGACATATATGCCATGTCATCTTTGGTCTTACGCCATGCGGCGATGCGGCGGCTACCCATCGGCCCGGTGTAATCCGGCGAGTTTGGGTTTTCACCTTTCTTCTCGTTCTCGAAAAGAGTTCCGACCTTTTCATAGACATCCATAATCTTGCGACCATCAGGCAGCGTTGACATGGTTACTACCATCTGAGAGTCACGACCATCGTTGTTGGCCTTGCCTGTCAGAATCATCTTGTGGTTATCACGCGGGGGAAATACTGCTCCGCTATCAGTTTTGTCGTAAGTCTGGCTCATTACCATTCTCCTTTTACGCCTTTACTATCTGCCGCATACTTGTTGTCGTGTTCACCGAGGAACACATCGGCGTTGAATCCAAGGTGCGACAATGCCTTGGTCAGCCCATCTGTGACAGCCATCTTGGGTGCGTCTTCTGCAATGCGGTCTTTCTTATAGAAAGTCCTGCAACCAGTGAACGGCCCGAAGCTGTTGTGTGCGTTGCCATGCCAAACTGTAATGTGTGCAAGAAAAGCCACATCACCATTCGCCATAGTGATTATTTCTGTTTGAGAGTGCCAACCCCAACCCTGACCTATCGGCCCGAAGGCGCGTGTCGCCTCTCGAACCTGATACATCGGGTCAATGCTGGTGAAGGAACGTGACCCGAAGCTAACCTTCTTCAGATACTTCGAGTCCGATGGGGATACCTTCTCCCATAGTTCCATATTGTTGTTCGTGCTGCTCTGTGTCATGCTTTTTCTCCTTTCGCACTACTGTTACAACAAGTCTGCTGTTGCGGTATTCAATCCGCACTGCTTCATCTGGAGTGTGAAGCCACACTGAACGCCAGCCAAGCTGGTATTCATTTCCTATTAGGTGGATAAGAGGCTCTGCCTCTTCACTTATCAATGGTGATGCTGTATAATCGGTCATGCTGTTACCTCCTTTCGACAGCGGGGGGCAGGGTTTCTACTCCCCTGTCCCCTACTTCTTTATGTTAATGCGTAGCGAACCACGCTTGTCTCGTTTGATACTAAGTTCATCGGTATAGACCTCGCGTTCATCTAGCCCGACCATTGCTTTCAATTCTTTCCCGGCTGCTGCGTGTTCTTTCGCGGCTTCCTTTGTGCTGATGTATTCGGCTGCTCTCACTCTGAAATAGTTGTCGCTGCTTGCGTCACGCGCCACCATATCGTTGATTGCAATCCTGTCTATGCCAGCAGAGAAGTGCGGCATTGATAGTGGTGGCTCTTCTTTACGCTCGACATAGCCCCAAAACTCTTTGAGATGTTCGAGCATTGTCTGAATGTATTCCTCATTCTTTGCAACCTTCACATACTCATAGCGACCATTGCCAAAGATGTTTGCAAAATACATTGCCTTCACTCCAGAGATTTCTAGGTAAAGCTGTAGCTGTGGCATGTATCTTTCAAGCTGGCTGTTGATGGTGGCTCTATCATTTGTGTGCTTGCACTCCAAGCCGTATCTTTCACCGCGCATCATAAACTCCCCGTCAAGCGTTGCTCGGCAGGGGATACCGTCCCACTTGTAGTGATAGCGTTGTTCATGCGTGGCTGCATTGGGGTCTTTGAAGCACTCGACTTGCATGTGCTTTGAGAACCACTTGATGTTAAACTCCTCAGTCCAAACGCCAAGCTGAACAGGCAAGACATCGGACAGGTCAACACCATTTTTCAAGCCCATCTTTTCTAGCCAAAGGTCGTGCCAATCACCGTCCATGATTCGCAAGGCACAACTGCCGCCGATAGATGCTTTTCTGATTTCGTTATCTCTACTCATTTACCTTCCTTTCAATACAAATTAAGTCAGTTCGTATCAGTTTGTCCAGCATTTAATAGCCGTTCTTTTGCTTTTTCTGGTATGCGGCACAGCACTTTTGCCATGTGGCTGTTGCCCAGTTCTTTCTTGGTTTGCTCGATAGCTGCATCACACTTCTCGATTGTCCAGCCTTGTCCAGCGGGGTCGGTCTTGCCTGCGCGGGGCTGCTCGTCTTGATGTGAGCTTGTTGTTTCAAACAATTTGTTTGCTTTTGTATTGCGCTGCTGCCACTCGGCATTTACTTTGGCTGCATGTTTGGCAACCAAGTGAGGCGTGAACCAGATGCGAAAGTCATGCGCTGCCACGCACCTATCCCATACCCTGCCGAGCAGGTCATTGAACACATCGGGATTGGGTATGTCGCTGCTTAGTCGTTGGTTGACCGCCTTGCGTATTTCTTCTCCATACATCTTTTTTGATGCGTCACTCTGCTTCACATTGTTTGGTGGCAGATACATCGTTGTCATCTTACGAACAAAACGCTCGTGAATGAGTGCTTCTCTTTGCTCAAAGTCCATTGAGTTTCTCCATTTGAAAACGTTCAACCATTTCTTGAACCTCGGCTTTTAGTTTGTCCAAGCCATCTCGCCGTTTGATTTCATACTGCAATGCAAGCAAGTGAGTTTGCTCTACCTTGAAAGCATAGTTACTATTTTGCTCCATAAGAGATTCGCATTTCTTTAGCCCGTGCAGGATAGTTGTATGGTCACGATCCAAATAATCGCCCAGTGTTGTGGTTGTGTGTGCTGTGTTGCGATAGCCCAGATAATACAGGGCATGGCGACCAGCCATTACAAAACCAACCCGCCGCTTGCCTAGCAATAGGTCTTGCTCGACACCAAAGTTTTCGCATATTGCTCGGACTAAACTCTTGACCGAGTAGGTCTCTTGTTTGTCTGCTTCAATCGTTATTGTCATGTTCATTTTCTTTCTCCATTAGTTCTTCTACAATTCTATCAGGCACAATCAGCACCCATTTGGGTGAGCCTTCTTCCCCCTTGCCCAGTTTGAACAGGGCAACATCTCGATTTTTCAAGACCGAGAATGGCGAGGGGAAACCTTTCTCTTTGCGGTATTTCACCTCGGCAATGTAGTCCCGGCCATTTAAGTTGATGACTAGGTCGCCCGAATATTCTCCTCCAAGCGCGCCAGATAGGGGCTGGCGTTTGACTGGCAAGCCCCACTCCTTGAACAGTTTCACGAACCAATTCTCGTGATAGGTTCCCTTTGCTTTACTCTTGCTTGTCATTACTTAACCACCTTTAAAGTTACCTTTTCTTTCTTGGCTTGTTCTTCATGCGCTTGGCTCATCATGTCATCCAAAACTACAAAGCAATTACGAGAAAACTCATCATCGTCTTTAATTATTTGCTGTCCAAAACAAGTTTGCGCTTGGCGTAAGAAAATAATTGCTGCCTCATATTTTTTTGCTTTACTTTTGCTGGTCATCTGCACAACTCCAATCTACGTCATCAAATTGACGCTCGATTGTAACTGGGACAATGACTGTCACATCGCATTTATTACAAGCCCAAGCCTCTGCTTCTCCGAAGCTATAATCAAAGCAATACTCTAACTCGCCTTCATTGCATCTCTTACATTTGCTCATTTTGTTTCTCCGTTTGTGCTTTGGTATAACAAGGGTCACACCATGTCTCATGCTCTACAGGGTCGGGGCTAACCAACAGGCAAACAAATTGGTGACTGACTTCACCACAGATGTCGCACTTTGCTGGCTGCCCTTGCTTGTCTATCTTTCTTTTTTTCATGTCAGTCCTCCAAGTCCGCCCAGCTTCTTCCTTCGTCGCCATCGCAAAACTCAATCGCCCATTCCTCGGCATATGCTGCGCTTACATTTGCGTATTTAGCTGCTGCCTCATATTCATTGGGTTGAACGATGCGCCAAATGTCATGGCCTTCCTCGTTCTCTAGTGTGTGCATCAAGACCGATGGGCTGACCGGCGGATGCTCGGCATAAAATCCCTCGTTGCCGTTGAGTTTGTTGCCAGTTACCTCCTGCAAGGCATTAAATATTTTTGCCAATGTTGTAAAACTTGGCAGGTGTTGATAATGACCGTCCTCTTGCATAAATTCGTGCATGTCTTCCGCGTTCATTGTTCTATCTCCACTCGTTTGGGTAAACTACTTT